AACTAATAAAACTTAAAACATGAAGTTATTTGAAGATGATTGGGGAAAAGATAATAGCCCAATAGATAATACTGAAATTACGACAACAATTCTTTATTTTAGCAAAGAGGAACTTAAACAATTCAAAACCCTTTGTAAAGAAGGTATGAAAGTAGAGTTTGGAAAAGAGTTCCAAGAAAAAGGAAACCTAAGTGATTTATTATTAAAAGTATTAAACGATAAATATGGTACAAACACTCAAGCTTAAAAGGGTACTAACCCCAGCCCAAGGCGATGCTTTGCATAAGAAATTCCTAACTAGGGATAATGTAGAAACTTTAGTTGACTATGATTGTGATGGTTATGACCTTAATGGCAAAATGTTATTTAGGTATCGTAAAAATGCAATACCTATGGAAATATTAAAACAAGGGGTAGATGCATTTAAAGGTTCAATACAACTTACTGATGGACGTGGTAGTGCTAGTGGAAGTAGCCATAAAAGAGTTCGTAAAGATGGTAGTGTAAGTAATATAACAGTAGGAAATAAAGTATTAAGTGGCAATGTGGGTTATATGGATTCAGGGGCAATGGTTCACTATTGTCGTAAAACTGCATTTGCTCGTGATTACTTTGAAAAGTTTAAAGAAGGTATACCATTTGTAAAACATATAGATAACCTATATAAAGAACTATGCCCAGAACATTATGCAAAGCAAAAAGCTATTGCTGAAGGAACAAATAAGAATTATGTTATTGGCGATACTTCATTTACAACAGTCACAGTAAATAGAAACTTTGCAACTGCGGTACATAAAGATGCGGGCGATTATCCAGAAGGGTTTGGTAATTTAATTATATATAGAGAAGGGCATTATGAAGGTAGTTATTTTTGCCTTCCAGAATATGGTGTGGGTATTGATATGCAAAACCAAGATGTATTATTTGCCGATGTACATAGTTGGCATGGAAACACACCATACGAAAATACAAGTGAAGATTTTATGCGCATAGCATTTGTTATGTATTATAGAGAATATATGTACCAATGTAAAAGCCCAAGTGAAGAACTATTTGAAACTAAAATGCGTGAAACTGGCTTTTTAAAATTATAATGAAAATAAATGATAGGTAGATACACAACCTTGAATAACCAAAGCGAAATTACCGAACTTAAAGAAGGTTTAGATTTTAGAGAACCAAAGTATCGTAGAGAGGTATTTTTAAACTTCTATGGTTTTCACTTAAAATACAAAGCCCATCCAGGTGCAGTTTATTACACAATGCCTTATATAAGTGATGTCCTTAATTATACACAAGAGCAAAAGCTATGGATGACGTTTATTAATGGGTGTGGTCAAAATATAGTGACAACTAAAATTATATTAGATGAATTCCCAGACCTTACAACATATAACCATAAAGACTTTAATAAATGGTTTAGAGAACATTATACTAAACTAGGTTGGGATACTGATAGGCGATACATAAAGAATAAACTTGAAGATGTTATAGAACATTATATTAAAGAACTTGATGGACGCACACAATTAGAATATTTTGAAGGTGTTATGGGTACAAAAGACCCACATATCAACTTTGAAAACCTTTGGCAGAATGTAATGACCAATTTTTACACCTTTGGTCGTTTAGCTACCTTTAGTTATTTAGAGTACCTACGAATTGTAGGGCTTAATATAGATTGCAATAGTTTATTCATAGACGATATTGATGGCTCTAAAAGCCATAGAAACGGCTTATGTAAGGTATTAGGTCGTGATGACCTAGATTGGCATACAAAGACTAACCCAAATTTTAATGGGTATTCAAAAGAACAACTAGGGTGGTTAAAAGAAGAAGGCGAATCATTACTTAATGAAGCTAAAGATAAATTTAAAGACGAGCCATTTTATAACGATATATCTTATTTTACTTTAGAAAGTACATTATGTTGTTATAAGTCTTGGCATAGACCAAATAGAAGATACCCAAATGTATATAATGATATGTTTTATGGACGTATTATAAGTGCTGAAAGTAAATGGAATGGTGAAAAAGACTTTAGCATATTTTGGGAAGCAAGAAAAAAATACTTACCAACTAAATTACGATTAGAAGATAATTGGCAAGATTGTGGTTTAAAACCAGAAAAACAAAACCACTACTTAACAACAGGCGAAGTAATTATGATGGATGATGAATACCCTTATTATCAAAATCAATTTAATAAAAAATATTATGGAAAATAATTCAAGTGTTGTAATTGCTTTGGGTGGTGAGCCAGCAAGTGGTAAAACAACTTTACTAAAACGCATACGCAAAAACTTTCCACCACTAGTTGATTTTAAAGAAGGTTTAGTTCGTGGTGGTTATTGCCCTACTAGTAATGTATATTTTGTAGGGGTATTTGATGATACTATGTTTGAAGGTACAGATAAGCTTTCATTATCAGTTCAACCATCATTTGTAGAATTTGTAAAAAATACACCAAATGCTAAAATTGTATTTGAGGGTGATAGGTTATTTAATGCTTCTGTATTTGAACAATTAAAGTCAGTAATATTTATATTAGACATTGATAAAGATATTCATACACAAAGACACGCACAAAGGGGTCATGAACAAAATGAAACATTTTTAAAAGGTCGTAAAACAAAAATAGAAAATATTAAAAACACTTTCACCCATAAAATATTAAATAATAATACTGAAACAGATTTTGATACAAATGAAAAAGAAATTATGAATGTATTATTGATGGATAATATAAGCGATGAATTTATAGCACAAAAAATTACTATACCTACAGCACAACAATCTTTATTTTAAAACGTATTAATAATGGCAAAAGATAAAACACAAAATTCGTTATTTGATGTTAAAGAACTAAATAAATGGCAAACAGAATGGCAAGGTATGCCAGAGTTCATACAAGAAGATAAACAACCCATTCAAACTATTGTAGTAAGTTTTGCTACAAACGAAGATGTACAAGATTTTGCAAAAGTAATTGGGCAAAAGCTTACATATAAAACAAAGTCAATATGGTTTCCAGCAAAAAGCAGAGATATTGTAAACAATAAAAAATATGTAGATGAACCCTAAATACCCTATTTATATAATTAGTAAAGGAAGGTGGGAAAGCAGACTAACTGCCAGAGCTCTAGATAAAATTAATGTGCCTTACCATATTGTAGTTGAACCACAAGAATACGATAATTATGCACAATATATAGACCCATCAAAAATACTAGTATTACCATTTAGTAATTTGGGGTTGGGTGGTATACCAGCTCGTAATTGGGTATGGGAACATTCTATTTCAATAGGTGCTAAAAGACATTGGATAATGGATGATAACATTAGAGCATTTTATAGACTTAATAGAAACAAAAAGAACTATGTAGGTAGTGGAACTATGTTTAGATGTGCTGAAGATTTTGTTGATAGGTATGAAAATGTAGGTATAGCAGGTTTAAATTATAGCACTTTTGCCCAAGAACGAAATGAAAGACTTCCACCATTTTATTTTAATACAAGGGTATATTCAATGATTTTGCTTGACAATAACGTTAAGCACAGGTGGCGTGGTAGGTATAATGAAGATACTGATTTGTCTTTAAGAATATTAAAAGATGGTATGTGTAGTTTTTTGTTCAATGCATTTGTAGGCGATAAAACTGCTACAATGGTAATGAAAGGTGGAAATACTGATGAACTATATGTACAAGATGAAAAGGTAGATGGTAGGTTATTAATGGCTGAATCTTTAAGAGAACAACACCCTGACCTTGTAACAATTGCTTGGAAATGGGATAGGTGGCAACACCATGTTGATTATACGCCTTTTAAAAACAATAAGCTTATAAAAAAAGAAGGTATTGAAATAAAACAAGGGGTTGATAATTATGGTATGGTTTTAAAAGTTGTTGAAGATGTGGAAGAAGATATTGCACAAGACGATGATATTGAATTTATAGATGAAAACGAAATTTTAAATTAGTATATGAAAAAAGTTATTAATTGTGTTTGTCAATACTACAAAATAGGTACAAAAGAGTTAATTGGAAGGTCAAGAAAGCCAAACTATGTTATACCTAGACACATGGTACAATATTTAATGAGAAATGAGTTAAATATGAATTATGTTGAAATAG